TCAGGCGGCGGTGCCGTCCTTCGCTGCGGGCCGAGCGCTGCGCTGGTCGCCGTGGCGGGCGAGGATGGTGATCGCGGCGCGGTTCGTCGTCCGCGGCATGTAGATCTCCAGCATCTTCTTGATCGTGCGCGGGCTATGCCCGGTGATCGAGGCGATGCCCTCGTCGGCGATGCCGAGCTCGCCCAGGCGAACGACGCAGGTGCGGCGGAGATCGCGGAATTGCAGGCCTTCCAGGCTCGGCCGCGGATCGACGCCGGCGGCGCGCGCCTCGGGCGTCGGCGCGATCGCCAGGGCGCGCGCCTCGTTGAACTTGCGGATGAACTGGCGGGTCTTCCAGCTCCGCTCCGTGACGTCGTCGACGATGATCGTGGTAGCAGGGACGGCGCGGGCGCGGTTGGCGGCGATCGCCGCCTCGATGTCACGACGCAGCGGGCCGACGATCGGGATGCCGACGGGCCGCTTGGTCTTGTTCTGGCGGAGCACGAAGCCCATCACCACGCCAGCCTCGTCGGCGAGTGCGGAGCGGACCGCGGGCTCGATCAGGAGCGACACATCCTGCCAGTTATTGGGGGTGAGGCCGAGCACGTCGGCTTCGCGCTGCGCGGTGAACTCGGCGATCGCGACTGCGAGGCCGAGCGAGGGATAGCCGATCGCCGCGGCCGCGTGGCGGAATGCGTCGATATCGGCGGTGCCTCCTGCCTCGTCCCACACCTGATCGCGCGGAGCGGGCGTCTCCAGATCGAACTTGGCGGCCGGGTTGGCGCCGCGCTGAACCATGCCGTTCCGCTCGCCATATTCGAACAGGGTACGGAGCACGCGCAGCGTGTTGTGGGCACGGTGATGGCGGGGTGCCTCGCCCTTCTTGGCGGGTTTCATCAGGCCATCGCGGAAGGCGGCGACGCGCTTGTCGTCGATCGAGGCGATCGGCAGGTTGCCGTCACCACCGGGCTTGCTGCGGTCCGTCGCCCAAATCTCGACGATGTTGAGCGCGGAGAAGTAGGTCTTGCGCGTGTTCGCCGACATGGGCTTGCCGAGCGTCGGGTTGCGTTGGCGGACCGGCACCTCGCCCTGCTCGACGCGCGTGTCGATGTGCTCACGGAAGGCGGCGATCAGGTCGGCGACGGTGTGGCGCCGGGTGAACTTCTTCACCGCCTTCGGCTGGGCGCCGCCGGCGCGCCATGCCGCGACCTCGTCGTTGCGACGGCGGGCGGCGGCCTGACGCTCAGGATCCTGATCGCTCGCGGCGATGCCGAGATTGACGGCCTTCCAGCCCTTCTTCGTCAGCGCCGGGGAGGGCTGCCAGTAGTAGCCGAAGCCGCCGGCAGCGAGCGGTTTGACGACGAGGTAGGGGATGGTGAAGCGGGCCATGAGGGGCTTGGCCTTTGTTGAGAGACGGGGAAGGTGCGCTCAGGAGCGGCGGCGTGGCAAGCAGGCGCGCAGGCGGCCGGCGGGATCGTAGCGCGGCCAGCGACGGGCGACGTCGGCGGCGATCGCGGCACAGGACAGGTCGCGGCCATCCGGCCGAGCGCACCACGCAACGACACGGCCGTAGCTGATGCTGACGGGGCGGCAGCTGAGGCGGACCGGAGCGACGAACCAAAGGGTCGTGCCGCGACCGTCGGCACCGATGCCGGCGCCGATCGCCGTCTCGGCCATCTGCCGGCGCTGACGGTAGGGATCGCCGGCGACGCCCGGCTGGTCCGATCGCGGGCGGCCGTCCATCTCGGTCGCGCCGATGCCGGCGAGACGGATGCGCTCGCCCGATGCGCAGCGGAGCGTGTCGACATCGTGCAGGGCGATCGCGAGGCAGGTGAGGGTGGCGAGCATCAGCTATCCATCCTGAACTTGATGACGACGTGCTGCTCCTGCCGGGACACGTCGAATTGGCTGAGCAGTCGCATCGCGAGTTCAGGCCCGATCTGCTTAAGCCGTTCGCGGACGCGCTCGGATGCGGCTTGGGCCTCCTGCTCGACGATCGCCTGCATTTCGGCACGCACCGCACTCGTCATCGCGGCGAGGAACGTGTCCATAGTGTACGCCATCACCCTTCCCCCGCGCTGGTGGGCGTCGGTGCGGCGGCGAGCGCATCAACAACGAGGTCGACAAGCTCGGACGGCTTCACGGACGCAATCTGTACGACGTTGCCGCCGCGATAAAACCGATCCGTAATCGCCCGGCGCGCCCTTGCGCGGGCAGCGTCGTGCACCGCAACCCCGCTGCTGGGGCGGAGAGCGAGCACTTTGGCGATTGCAGGCCGGTAGCGGTCAAGCTCGTCCTGATAGTGCGGATTGCGCTTGAAATCTCGGCTGGGCTCCATGGCCTCGACGAACAGCCGTGTAGCGATGCTGATTTCCGTTTGATCCGCTGGCGTGGCGGGGGGCTGGTTCAGCGCGATGTGGTGCGTGATGCCCGGCTCCTTCATCCGCTCCGGGTGCTCGCGCGCAAACGCCTCGAACTCAGCGATGCGATCATGCACGGCTTGCTGGTGATGCGGGTCGCGGACCATGGACAGGTAGGCGAGCAGCACAGGCAGCGCGTGATGATCGCGAGCGCGAAAGATGATGATTGGCTCGTCGGGCGGGATCGGTTCGCCGCTGATCCGGTTGACGAATTGCCCGTTCCGGAAGGCGAACTTGCGATCTTGCCCGTCAGCCTCCACCCCGCCCGGCTCGGGAACGGAGAGGGCGGCTTCAAGGGCTTCCAGCACATGCGGCCGATATTTGCGGAGATGATAGGCGGCGTCCGCCACGGCCAGCTTTGCCGCCTCCCGCAACTGCGCGCCACCCGCGGGCGGGAGGGCCGATCGCGCTCCTTCGTATGCCGCGTCCCAGCGCTTGGCCGTGTGACCGTGACAAGGATAGGTGCGCTGGCCGCTGCGATACTCGGGCACGACCTTGTCGGCGATCTCCGCGCAACGCGTGTTCAGGTCGAGGCTCATGCGGCTTCCCTAAGCTGGGCGGCGGCTGCTCGGGTGGCAGACCGCGCGACAATGGAGAGGATCTGCGCGATCGCTTGGGCGTCGGCGGCGATGGTGGCGGCGTCCTGGTCGGTGCGGCGGCGGGCGAGATCCGCGTGCATGGCGTAGAGGCCGCGCTGGCCTTCGGCGTTGAGCACCATGCTGCCGGCGGCGTCGGTGCGGACGTGGAAGGGGCCGGGCAGGCGGTGGCGGAGCGTGATCGGCTCGGCCGCGCCGTCGACGGGGACGGTCGCCTCGATCTCGTCGGGCGGGCAGGCGGTGCCGGCGCGGGCCCAAGCGTCGCGCCGCGCCTGCAGCTCGCGCAGGTGATCGCGGGCAACGTCGGCGGGGAGGCCCTGCAGCTCGCGCTCATAGCCGTCGAGGCGCATCCAGTAGCTCCAGTGGACCGCCTCCAGCCGTTCCATGCGGCGGCGCGCCTCGGCCGCGGACATCAGGCCCTTGGCGACACGCTTGCCCCACATGTTGCGGCGGAGGGCGAGTTCGCGGCGGAGCTCGCGGATCTTCTCGTCCCAGCTGACGGTGCAGGCCGCGACGCGCGCCTCGATCTCGGCCAGCGTGGGGCCGATCGGCGCGCCGGGCGTCTCGGCCGCGGCGGCGCGGACGGCGACCTCGTCGCGGATTGCCGCGAGGATGGTGACGTGGAGATCGGCGTCGGCGCGCTGGATCAATCCCTTTCGGATCATTTCAGGGTAGGCGGCGCGGCGGTGGCTGAGCTCGTCGCCGAGCTCGGCCAGCTGCTCGTCGCGGTCGATCGTCTCGGGCCTGCGGCCGGACAGGCGGATGCCGTCCTGCTCGGGCGCGGTGGCCGGGAAGTCGAAGCCAAGGGGGCGGAGGGTCATGGACGGTCTCCGAGACGGGGGCGGCGAAACAGCCTGAATGCCGCCCCCGATCCGACGCCTGTTGCGGCGGATGCTAGTTGGACTGGGCGAGAAGGGCGTCGCGCACCCGGGCCGCCGCGGCGGCCGCGAGGATCGTCAGCGCGAGGCGGTCGACCGGCACGCTGAGGAAGACACGGGCGTCCGCGCCCGGGGCGGTCCGCATCATGATCTCCAGCGAGCATTCGCCGGCGGCGTCCAGTCGGCTCAGCTCGGGCCAGATGCCGATCTCTCCGGTGGGTGCCGGTGCCTTCGGGGCTGCGGTCGCGGGGGCGGGCGGCGTGGGTGCGGTTGGCTCGACAGCCATAAGCAAGGGCTCCTCGATGGCGGGGGCAGGTGAAGGTTCGACCGGCAACGCCGGCTCGGGCGTGAGCTCCGACATGGCCGGGGCGGGTGGCTGCGGTTCGGCCGCGGGCGCGGCGGCCGGCGGCGGGGCCGTGGCACGAACGTCGCGTGCGACGGCGAGCAGGCGCGCCATGGGCGATGGCTCTGCCGATCGCGTGCGGGCCGCGCGGAGCGGATCCGCGTGGACCGGCTCCGGCGCGGCGGGCGGGCGCTTGGTGGACTTGCCGGTCGCGACGATCGTGACGACGCGCCACTTGTTGCCGCTCTCGACCTTCACCAGCCCCATTTCCTCGAGCTGGGCGAGCAGGCGACTGCCGGCATTGTCGTGCGCCAGGCCGAGGCGGGTGCGGATCGCGGCGTTGTAGGGGCAAGGCTCCCCGATCGCGGCGATCTCGGTCAGCCACTCCAGCAGCTTGCGCTGGTTGCGGTTGAGGGAAGGGGCTTCCACCTCACTGCCCCGCAGCGTTCAACAGGCGAACGAGGAACCCGACGATGCGTGCCACCTGTTCGTCCTCCAGGTCTCGCTCGACGTCGACGATGCAGACCTGCATGCCGTTGGCATCTACGATTGTGCCGGCCTCGTCCGGTCCGTCGACGCGAACGGGGAATGCGATACCGGACGCGCTGGCAGCTTCGGCAAGCGTGCCGGTGAGAAGCGAATCACTCACGGCCGAACCCTCCCTGCGCGTGACCGATCAGGCGAAGGCCGGCGGTGCGCTCCCAATTCGTGAGCAGCCCTTCGTCGCGGCTCCACGTGCAGCTGGACGCTACGCCGGCGGCGCGCAGCTGATGCTCCTGCCCGGTCGAGCGGTGGCGGGCGCCGTAGCGCTCGACGAGGCCGGCGATGATCGTGTCGGCGGATCGCTTCGCCTGCCGCTCGGACTGGACGAACTCGACAGCGGCGCGCAGCCGCTCGATCGCGGTGGGCTTGTTCATGCCGCCGCCCTCCCGCGGCCGAGCGCTTCGCACCGGCTGCAGAGATCGTCTTCGACCCAGCTGCAGGGCTGGCGATCGTGGAGGCAGGCGTCGCCGGGGGTGCAGCCGCAGGCGCGGCAGGCGGTGTGCGGCTCGATCGGCACGATGTCGAGGCGGGGAAGGAGCGGGCCGCGATCGATCAGCGAGGGGCGGTTGCGGATGCGGTTGAGGAAATCGACCACCTGTTCCGCGGTCGCCTCCTGTTCGCCGAGCTCGGCCATGCCGTCGCTCCAGCGCCCGGTCGGGCAGGCGGACAAGGCGGCCAGCTGCGCCTCGCAGGAGGCGTCGGGCGTGCGGATGACGACGCTGGCGGACCAGCCGTTCGCATAGTTGATCCGCACGCGCGGCTGCAGCGTGTCGGGCACGAGATCGGTTTCGAACGAGGCGGTCATGGACGCTCCTTTCGGGTGGTGCGGATCTGCAGGCGGGTGGCCTGCACGATGATCGCGCGCTTGCTGCGGCGAGGCAGGAAGCGGAGGCAGGCGCCGCTGGCGCCGGCGGGATAGTGGCGGCGGAGGACGGCGAGCTCCCGCCCGCTCCACGGGGCGGACATCAGCCGCGCCACCAGTGGAGCAGGACGCGCGCGAACATCCAGGCGAAGGTGGAGAGCGCGAAGATCGACATGGCGATCTCGACGCGGCCGAATTGCGAGGCGGGCTCACCCAGCGGGTGGATGGGGGCGCGCCGGTGCGGGCGGGTGCGATCGTCGGGGTGGAGCGGGGCGGTCACTTGCCGAGCAACCTTGCGATGACGGCCGCCGCAGCTTCGCCGGCGGCCTGCTCGACCTCGTCGGCGATCTTGAGCAGCGTGGTGCCGATTGCGCGCGCCTGCTCGGGGTTGGGCGTGTAGATGATGCCCCGGCCGACCGATCCGCAGCCGCATTTGCACGGCTCGCGATAGACGTAGAGGGCGATGCGGCTGGCGCCTTCGATCACGATGTGGCCGATCGAGCTCGCGTCGCCGTGGACCAGTTGGACCGGTCCCTCGCCGAGATCGGCGATGTGCGTCGGGATCTGCTTCTGCGGATCGCCGACGGCCGACAGATAATCGGGCGCGTTCGTGACGCTGACGCGAAGCGGCCGGGTCATCCGCGCCTCCGCTGGGCGAGCAGCGCGTCAAGGTTGCCGGCGTTGGCGTCGAGCGCGTCGGCTTCGGCGGCGGCGCCGGGGGTGAGCGCTTCGAGCGCGCCGGGCGGGAGCTGGCCGTCGAACCAGGCGTCGACGGCGATGCGCTGCCAGCGGGCGTGCGTGCCGACTGCCTCGGCGCCGACGAGCAGCTTGGTGCCGCGGGGATGCGGCAGCGGCGCGGGAAAGCCCTCAAGCTTGATCAGCTGGCGGAGGTAATTGACCTGCCAGTTGTGGCTGCGCTGATCGCAGCCGAGACGGCGGGCGATGGTGCCCATGCCGTAGGTGAGTGCAGGCCGCGGCGGGAGGGGAGCGGATCCCCAGCGCGCCTCGGCACGGGCCGTAGCGGGAGAAAGAGAAGGGGACACGATGCGCCTCCGTTCGTGTGAACGGCGGCCAACGTAAGCATGTAGCTTACAGCGTCAAGCGGAAATGTAAGCGATACGCTGACAAGCCCGCTTAGCTGCGGATCATGAACACCTCGACCCAACGCAAAAGCGTCCAGTAGAGCGGCCAAATCGCTGACATAAACGCGTTCGCTGGGATCGCGATCAGCCAATTCCAAGCGGTGTAGGTGTAACCGTCGAAGAAGGTCAGAAATACGAACGTGGCAAGCGCGACGGCCTGGTAAATCCAGGCGAAAACCCGCGGCATAGCCACCTCCTCCGCTAAGCGACCTTCTTGCCCCTGAAGGGTAGCATGGCGTCGGTGACGCGGTGAAGTGTTTCGCGCTGCTCCTCGCTCGCCTCACGCAGCCGCGTGATCAGCGTCTGCTCCTCCGCTGTGAGAGACCAGGGATTGTCCTCTTCTGGCAGGAGATCGGCTGGTGCGCAGCTAAGTGCACGACTGAGCCTACGCATGTAATCTAGGGTCAGCTCCATCTTGCCGCGCTCGAGATCGCTCACGGTCATCTTGGACGTGCCGATCGCGTCCCCCAACTTCTGCTGGGAGAGGCCTGCTGCCATGCGCAGCTCACGAATGCGGTTGGGCGCTTCAGCCATCGACTGAAACTGTAAGATTTCCGCTGACACGGTCGAGCCGCTAAGTTGCTTACACGCCCTTGTCAAACAGTAAGCGTATGGCTTACCTGTGCGACTATGAGGCAGGCGAGCATAGCGCATCCGCTCCGTCGGTGGCGGCAGGCGAATAACCTGACCCTTGAGGCGGCTGCCGCTGGGGTAGGAACTTCGCGGCAGGTTTGGTCTGATTGGGAGCGGGGCCGTCGCCGGCCGGGCCCCAAGCTGATGCCGAAGCTGCGAGAGTTCACGGGCCATGCGATCACGGCTGACGTGTTCTTTCCTGCAGCTGGCGACCAGCGGGAAGCCGCATGACGAAGGCGTGTCCTCTTGCTTCATGCGAGACCTCATCCCTAACAGCGGGTTCATCTGTTCCCGTTCCGTTCCCGACAAGTCAAGCGGACAATGTGCGTAAAACGCGCAAAACGGAGCGTTCTCCGCGGGCTGGTGCCGTGTCCGAACAGACGCGGCGCAACCGTCAGGTGGGCGGGCGCAAGGCGGCGCTGCAGGTGAAGGCGAACCGCCTGCGCGAGCAGGAGCGGACGGAGCAGCTGTGGGGTCCGAACGGCTCGATGCGCGGCAGCGCGCCGGTCGAAGGGCCGACCAGCATCGCCGAGATCCTTGCGCGCGTGCAGGCGCGGGTGGCGGCGCGATGATCGATCAGGCGGCGATCGCGCGGTTGCGCGGCCAGCTTTCGCCCGAGGCGCGCGTGCGCGCGGGGCGGTTCGCCGAGGGGCTGCGCGACTGGCGGCGGGAGCAGGATCTGGAGCTGGCGGAGGCGGCGCACCGGCTGCTCGTCGGAACGGACTGGCTGGCGAAGGCGGAAGGGCGGGCACTGGATCCGCGGGCGCTGACGCCGAGCCTGACGATCGAGCTGCATCGCCGCACCGGCTTCTACCCCGGCGGCATCAGCGCGGACGAGACACCGCCGCAGGACACCCCCGTCCCCGCGGCGGCGGGTGCGGAGACTTCCCCGGGCTCCGCATCCAACACCGATCGGCCCGACCGCAAGGTGCGGGCGCATTTCGAGGTGCCGGGCACGATCGCGCTGGCGATCGACACGGCGGAAAACCGGCTGACGCTGACCGAGGCGGCGCGGCTGCACATCGCACTGGGGGCGGCACTCGCCCAGGGACGCAAGGCGGGAGCGGCGGAATGAGGATGCGGACGGGCCTCTCCGTCGCTGCGGGGCTGCTACTGCTCTCGGGCGTGCTTCTCGGCCATGCGGCCCACGGTCAGTCGACCTTCCCAACGGTCGCGACGCGTGTGCGCGCGCCCGGCGTCGTGCCGCTGACGTGCCGCGACGGGCGCGACTGCCAGCCGATCGCAGCGCAGGAGGTGCTGGTGCTGGTGAGCGCGAACGCCGCGACGGCGGCGCAGACGGCGTTCGGGGGCGACTACATCTTCGCGCAGGTCTGCACCGCCTACGGGACAGTCGCCCTGCAGGTGCAAGGGCCGGACGGCGGCTTCCAGACGATCAGCAGCAAGGCGGCGAGCGATACGGCGGGCGGCACGCAGGTGCGCCTCGGCGCGTCGGCATCGGTGCGGGTGCAGCTGAGCGGGACGATTGGCTGCGCGGCGACCTTGTCGCGCGTGCCGAATTGAGGGGCGGCGGAATGAAGCAGTTGGCGATGGTGGCCGTGGCGTTGCTGGCAAGTGGCGTCGCGTGGGCGCAGGCGAGCTTCCCGACAGCAGCCGCCGGCGTGCGGGCAGGCGGGACGGTGATGCTGGTGTGCGACGCGGCGGGCAAGAACTGCGCGCCGGCCGGGCAGAGTAACCCGCTCACTGCCGCCGCGCCGATGCAGGCCGCAACGACGTGGTCGAACGGCGCGGTAGCGCAGGACATGCGGGCATTCGCCACCGTCGAGCTGGAGGTTTCGGGGCTCAGTGGCGGAGACACGATCACGGTGTTCCGCACGCTGACGGCCGGCGGCACGCCCAAGGCGCAAGCGTGGGTGGACGGAACGCTGCAGACGGGCACGGCGATCGGCTCAGACGGCACCTACAGCTTCACGGGCTCCGGTTTCATGACATGGAGCAAGACGGGCGCAGCCAGCACCCCGGCCGTGGTCATCCGGGGGAGCAACTGATGCACGCTCTGGCACGACTGATTGCCGCGTTGCTGCTTGCCGTGCTGGCGGTCACGCCTGCGGCGGCGCAGGACATCCCTGCACGCGGACTGGCGGCAAAGGCGCGTGATTATGCGCTCACCGGCACGACCGCTCTCGGCCATATCAAGTGGCAGCTCCTTCAGGGGCGAGACGCGAGCATCCTCGTTGACAGCGACAGCACGGGCAATTCTGCCAGTGCGCCGCGGGAAATGCCGTTCCGGCTGGCGGATGAATATGCCCGGCTGTTCCCGGCCGCGACGATCATCGTCAACACCTGGAACACGACGACCTCCACCTATACGGATCAGACGATCGTGCAGAGCGGGAGCGGACCTACGCTGACGATCCAGAACTTCGCGGTGCCCGGTGCGGCGCTGTTCTACGCGATGGGATCGTTCTGGACGGGTGCCTCACAACTGGCGTGGGTCACGCCGGATGCTGTGATCTTCAACCACGGGCACAATCATGTCGTCGGCACGACGATCGAAATGGTGCGGGGCGAGCTGCTGGCCGGCGTTGAGATGTGGCGGCTGTTCCATCCGGGCGTGCCGATCGCCATCGTGACGCAGAACCCGCGCTACGGGGATGACTTCATGGCGACGGCGTATGCCGCGTGGCGCGACGTCGCGCGGCTACGGCCAGATGTCGAGGTGATCGACAGCTATGCGCTTTGGATCGCTGCGGGGAAGCCTGCCAGCTGGTATCTCGATGCAGTCGGCGACGGCATCCACCCGGCTGATCCGGGTTTTGTTGGGGCGATGGTGCCGGCCGTGCGGGGCGAGCTGGCGGTAGCGCCGGCGCGGCCTGCCCGCGGCGCGGTCTCGCTGTTCGAACCGTCGGCGGCATCGCAGAACCTGTTGCTGAACGGCGGGTTTGAGCTGTGGCCGACTTCGCCCGGTCTGCCGACTAACTGGCTCAGCAGCGGCACCATCACGGCTGAGAAGGACACGTCGATCTACCGCAATCAGCGGCTTGGCTATTCCTTGAAGCTGACGGCTTCGACCGCAGGCGCCTACATCTACCAGGATATCCCGGCCTTCGCCTCCTTACGCGGCAAGCCGGTGACGTTGACCGTCTGGCTTTACCGGCCAACCGGTTCAACTGCTGGCGCCGCGCGCGTGGCGGTCACAGCTCCTGCGCCGTCCGGCGGGACCGTGACGATCACCACCCGGGCCAATGCGCCGATCTCGGCCAACCTCAACGGCTGGCAGCCTTGGGTGATCAGCGGGTTGATGGTGCCGGCCAACGCCAGCAGCCTGCGTGTCGTCATCTATCAGGACTCGGGTACGCCTTCGGCGAACCCCGTCTATTTCGATCAGGTGGTGCTCACGCCGGGTTATCTGCCGAAGGCGATCAGCAGGCTCGATCTGCCCCGCCTGCCCGCAAATGGCGTCGGTGCGAAGCAGATGGCGGCATGATCGCCTTGCTTGCTCTCGCGCTGCAGGGCGTCGTCGCACCCGCTCCGATGACCTCGGCGGACGTGGCGGCGCAGGTGGCGGCGGCGGTGCCACCGACGTGCGTGACAGCGCCGGCGACGGACACGGTAGGCGGCACGGCCGGCGCCGGCGTACCGTGCGTCCACCGGCAGGATGCGGCGAGCGCCACCGTCGTGATGCCGGCGACGGCGACGACGCTGGCGGACTGCACCTTCTCGGGCGCGTGGCCGGGCACGTTCACGTCGGCGCCGACGACGGCATTCGCCAGCGCGAAGACGACGGCGGACCCGTTCACCTGTCAGGTGGGCACGGCGACGACGACAGGCTTTGCCGGCAAGTGCTGGAAGCAGGCGCAGTCGCTGACGCTGCCGAGCCTCGCGACGAACCTGCTCGGCCTGACGTTGCCGACGGCGCCTGCGGCGCCGGCCGGGATCACCGTGATGGTGGTCGGCCGGCAATGAACCGTGCTGCGAGCCATGCGCCCGCTATCGACGTCGCGACGATCGCCCGCGGGCTGAATGCGCGCGCGGCCGAGCTGGCGACGTGGCTGCTGCCGAACGGCCGCCGATCGGCGTGCCGGCGGTGGTGGGAGACGAACAACCTGTCCGACACGCCGACCTCGGACGGCGGCCGCTCGCTCAAGGTGGAGCTGCAGGGCGCGCACCAGGGGCAATGGCGCGATTATGCCAACATGGCGGAGAGCGGCGACATGATCGACCTCGTCGCGCTGCGGAACCATGGCGGCGACAAGGGCGCGGCGATCGCGTGGGCGAAGTCCTATCTCGGCCTGGACACGATGGACCCGGCGCGGATCGAGCGGGTGCGGTATCAGGCGGCGCAGGCGGCCGAGCGCGATGCCCAGGCCGCGGCGAAGGAACGCGAGGCGAAGATCCGCGGCGCGCGGGCGCTGTGGCTGAATGCGCCGGAAGCGTTCGAGGGGACGCCGGCGGCGCGCTATCTCGAAGGTCGCGGGATCCGCGCGGAGCTGCTGCCGGAGAAGCGCTGGCCGGGGTCGCTCCGCTACCATGCCGAGGTGTGGAATGTGGATGCGGGCGTCAAGCTGCCGTGCATGGTGGCATGCCTCGTCACGCCGGACGGCGCGCAGGTGGCGACGCATCGCACGTGGCTTGGCCGCGATCCCCGGACCCGCGGCTGGGTGAAAGCAGATGGCGCGGAGCTCGGCGTGCCGCGGGGCAATGCGAAGAAGATCCTCGGCCGATCGGGCGGCGCGTTCGTGCCGATCGCCAAGGGGGCGAGCGGCGTCAGCCTGGGCGCGCTGAAGCGGCCGGATACGATCTACCTGACCGAAGGGATTGAGGACGCGCTGACCGTCGCCTGCGCCAAGCCCGAGGCGCGCGTGGGTGCGGCCTATTCGGTCGGCAACATCGGCGCGATCGAGTTTCCGCCGCTGATCGAGCGGATCGTGATCGTGGCGGACCGCGACGACAAGATCCGCGCGGTCGAGGCGCTGGAGCGCGCGATCGCCAAGCAGCAGGCGCGCGGCAAGCACGTGCAGCTCGTCATGCCGCCAGTGGGGTTCAAGGACATGAATGCTTGGTGGCAGGCCGCGCTGGCCGAGCGTGGGAGTGCGGCGGCGTGAGCAATCCGTGGGATCGCAACGAGGGCAAGCTTCAGCCCACCAGCCTGCGGCTCCAGCCCCCGGCGCGTGGGCAGATCGCCAAGCTTGAGGCGGCAAAGCGTGCGGTCGCCAAGCGCCAGGCGGCCGACGACTATGACATGGTCGCCGAGCGGCTGCGCTACCGCGGCATCGAGCCGGTGGGCGCCTGATGGCCGGCGGGGGGCGTCCTGACAACGTGGTGGCGATCGGGGCGGCGCTGGATGCGCCGATCGACGCGCCGCGGCTGGCGGACGAGGGGGATCAGGCGCCGTTCGGTGGGCGCGACGAGGATGACGGTCTCGATCGGCCGCGCATCCCAAAGGACTGCCCGGTGCGCGCGTTGGGGATGAAGCAGCAGACCTGCTATTATCTCGACGTTCAGGGGCAGCTGATCGCGCTCAATCCGCGCGATCACGGCAAGAACAACCTGCTGATGCTGTTCGCGCCGCTGACGCATCTGCCGACGAAGTTCTGGCCGCGGTGGAGCGCTCCAAGGGTCAATCACAAGACGGGCGAGATCACCAAGCCGAGCGAGATCGTCGGGTTTGCTCAGGACGAGGCGAGCGAGGCGCTGATTGCGGCATGTGGCGAGGCGGGGATCTTCGACCCCCTCGGCCGCGTGCGGGGGCGTGGCGCGCATCCGGGCAAGAATGGTGCGCTGGTCATCCACACCGGTGACAAGGTGATGGTGACGCAGCGGCGGGTGGACGGCGCGGCTAAGGCGGCGCGCTGGTTCGATCCGGGCGTGATCGACGGCTTCGTCTATCCGGCCGACGCGCCGATCCCGCGGCCGCACCCGGACCCGGTGCCGGTGGAGGCGGGCGAGCGGCTGCTGCACATCCTGTCGACGTGGCAATGGAAGCGCCCCGGGCTGGACGCGATGCTGGCGCTCGGCTGGATCGGGCAGGCTTACATCTGCGGCGCGGTCGACTGGCGGAGCCATATCTTCGTGACCGGCGGGAAGGGCACCGGCAAGTCGACGCTCAATGGCAAGAACAAGCTGCTCGACCGGCTGCTGAGCGGATCCGCGATCCGCACCGGCTCCGCCAGCGAGGCGGCGATCCGGCAGAAGCTGCGGCAGCAGACGGTGCCCGTTATCTTCGACGAGTTCGAGCAGAGCGAGTTCAACGCGCAGAAGACGCGCGCGATCATCGAGCTGGCGCGCGTCGCATCCTCGGGCGACGACATGAGCAAGGGCGGCGCCGACCACCAGGCGCACGATTTCACGCTGCTGAGCGCGTTCCAGTTCTCGGCCATCCTGATGCCGGAGATGCTGCCGGCGGATCGCTCACGCTTCGCCGTGCTCGAGCTGATGCCGTTCCCGGCCCCCGACCCGGCCGATGCCGGCGACGAGGCGGAGAGCGGGATCGACCTCGACGCGCTGAAGCTGCCCGAGCTCGGCCGCCAGCTGCAGCGGCGCATGATCGACGGCTGGCCGCGCTTTGCCGAGACGCTGCGGCTCTACCGCAAGGCGCTGGAGCGCGTCGGCCACGTGCCGCGGGGCCAAGACCAATATGGCACGCTGCTCGCCTGCGCGGACCTGCTGCTCTACGACCATGCCCCCGAGCGCGAGCTGGTCGACGAATGGGCGGTGCGGTGTGCGCCGGAGAGCATGATCGAGATCCGCGACGCGGACGAGGAGCATGACGCCTGCCTGACGCACCTCGCCACGAGCGCGGTGCAGGCGCGCGGCGGTGACGAGCGCGAGACGGTAGCGGCTTGGATCAACGAGGCCCTGAACGAAGCGCGCACGCCGGACATGGGCGGTGCGCGCGAGACGAAGTTCGCGCGGCGGCTGGAGCATCAGGGGCTCAAGCTCGTCACCCCGACCCGTACGGAAGCCGGCGTGCGTGGCGCCAAGGCGTATCGCGGTGACGGCGAGGCAATGCTGGCCGTCTGCGGCGAGCATCTGAGCCTCGCAGCGATCTTCTCGACCTCGCGCTGGCGGGCGGGCGCGTGGAGCCAGGCGCTCGGCCGCGTTCCAGGCGCGATGACGGGCGTGAAGGTGAAGTTCGACGGGCGATCGCTGCGCGCGGTGTGCGTGCCGGTCGGCGCGATCGTCGACGATGCAGCAGGCGATCCGGCATGAGGCGCGGGCATCAGATGACGCGCGGGGCCAGCGTCGGGGCGCCGGAGGCGCGCCGGCGCGGTGCGGCCCCGCTCCGCTCGACCACTCCGGGCGGGGAGGGCGATGACTTGCCTGCCGCGCGCGAATACTTGCGCTCGTCTTCCTTTGCCCGTGCCCCCGGCCCGTTGCTTTCGGAGAGGAATTGGCGCGGCGGCCATTCGTCGGCCTGCGGCGGGTCAGGGGGAGGCGGTTCCACGGTTCCGGGGGGTGGAACCGAGCGCGGAACGCCTAAGTGCCTGATCCGACAGGAGAGTTGCGCCCGGTTCCGGAGTTCCGGCGCGGCGGCCTTGCGCGTGATGCGTGCGGCTGCGTGGGTGCCTGTGCGCGTAAGGCTCTGTCTCTCTGGAACCTTGGAACTCTGGAACCAGAAGGGAAAGAGTGAGGGGGATCAGCAGCTTGGCGGTTCCGCACGCGGTTCCGCCCTCGCGACCGGCCGGAACCGGGATTGTTTAAGGGGCGGATATGCCTCGCCGGTCTCGATCGGGCCGGATCAGGGGCTGGATAGGGCGGGCGCTCGGCGCGGGTTTCGGGCGGGGGGGTGCCTCGGCCGGGCGGCGGGCGAGCTCGTCCAGGCGGGCCGAGCGGATCGTGCGATTTCAGGCACTTACACGGGTGGCGCGGCAGGCGTTGGAATGGCGGCGTTGGAATGGCTCGGCCAAGTGCCTGCTATGCCTCGCCTTTCTGGCATGACGCAGAAGCTTGGCGGGTTGTCGCCGCAGCGTCTCGGGGGCGGCCTGGGCGATCCGGCCGAGGCCCCCCCGGCCCCCCCCAGCGCCGCGCGCGCCAGTCATCAGGGGGCGGCAGCAGCCGTTTTTTGGCCGTGGGCCGGCTCCCCCCTTCTTCGCGGCTTCGTGCCAGCGCTGACGGAGCGCGGATCTTGGTGGCTCGATAACGGGTCGGGGGATCGTGCCTCTGCTCGCTCAGCGGGCCGCGTCGGAGAGACGGCGGCACGCGCGCTGGCGGAGCGGGTCAGGGATCAAGATTGGTCCGGTTCGCTGAGGGGCGATGCGCCGACGATGGGCGGAGGGCACCCCCATGTCAACTAAGCCGACGGGAGACGCCGCGATCGTCGACGAGTTCGTGGCGGAGGCCAAGGCGCTCGTCGCGCAGGCGCAGCCGGCCGAGCAGCTGGACATGCTCGATCCGGTGACGCCGGAAGAGATGCTGGACGCGCGCGAGCAGCTGGGCCCCGCTGCCGGCCGGCTGGCGGTGTTGCGCCAGGCGCGCGAGACGAAGCGCGGCCGGCCGGCCGGATCGCGCAACAAGCGCACGGACGAGTTCAAGCGCTACATCCTCGGCTTCGGCCAGCATCCGGCGCTGACGCTGATGCAGATCCAGGCGACGCCGCCCGAGGTGCTGATGGAGGCATCGAAGCGGGACAAGGTGTTCAGCGTCAACAAGGAGGGCAAGCTCGTCTCCTACGAGGAGACGATGTCCTATGAGGCGGCGCAGGCGCTCCGCGTGCGATGCGCCGAGGGGCTGCTGCCCTATCTCGAAAGCAAGATGCCGACGGCGGTGGACATGACGTTCAGCGGCGTGGCGGATCTCGTGATCGAGGGCGTGACGCATACCGCGGCCGAGCTCGCCGACTATACCGAGGTCGACATCCTCGCCGACGATGCGGAGTTCGCGCCGGCCGATCCGGAGGACGAGGCGTGATCGCCAACGGCGTCTTCCGGAACTTGAGCCGCAAAAACGGCTCAACTCGCGACGTGCGGCGCATGAAGGCGCTGGAGAGCGCGGCCGAGATCGTCGGCGGGCAACCGGCGCTGGCGGCGGCGATCGGCATCGGCACGCGGGCGCTGCGGGCGAAGATTGCGGCCGAGCGGCCGATCAGCGATGCCGAGCTTGTCGCCGCGCGGACGGCCGTGCGCGCCGCGGCCGAGCGGGCGACGCAGCTGGCGGATCGCATCGGCGGCCTGCTGCCGGGAGCAGGGGCATGACGCCGCGCCGACGCCTCGTCTCGCCGGGGCCGGTGGCGGATGCGTTCATGCGCAGCCGGGCGTTCATCTCGATCATCATCGGGCCGGTCGGCTCGGGCAAGACGATGGCGGCGCTGCAGAAGGGCCTGCGGGTCGGTGCGCTGCAGAAGGGGACGGTGGACGCGAAGGGTGTGACGTGGCGTAAGGCACGCATCGGCGTGATCCGCGAGAGCTACCCGTCGCTGCAATCCACCACGCTCAAGAGCTGGTTCAACATCGTGCCCGAGGCGGAGGGCAACTTCCAGTGGAAGCCGCCTTACACGCACAGCTTCCGGCGCGTGCTGCGGCGCGAGGGCAATGTCCGCGACGGCCGCCCGATTGACGTGCTGGACATCGAGTTCGAGTTCCGCGCGATCGGCGACCAGTCGGTCGAGGAGGCGTGCCGCGGCTGGGAGGTCAACGCGGTCATCATCGACGAAGCGGATCTCCAGCCCGAGGACCTGGTGCCGTTCCTGACGGGGCGCGTCGGCCGCTTCTCGGACCTTTCTCCTGAAAGCGTCGTGGATCCGCAGATCATCTGCTCGCTCAACATGCCGGACATCGAAAACCACATCTACCGGCTGGCGTTCGACGGTGAGCTGGGCGGCATGAGCGAGCAGGATCGGGCGGATCTCGCGACCGCGCTGCAGGGACGGCCGCTGATCGAGAGGTTCGTGCAGCCGGGCGGGCGCGAGCCGGATGCCGAGAATTTGCACAACCTGCCGAACGGCCGCGGCTATTACGTGCTGCAGGTCGCGGCGAACAAGCACAAGCCGGGCTACGTCGCGCGCATGGTCGACAACAAGCCGGTGCCGATGCAGCACGGCCTGCCGGTGAATGCCAGCTTCACGTTTACCGAGCATGTCCGGCCGCTGATCTTCATCCCACGGCGCAAGCTGATCCTCGGGGTGGATCAGGGACTGTTCGCCGCAGCGGCCGGGCTGCAGCGCGACTTCGACAATGCGATCCGCACACTGGTGGAGGTGGTGAACCTCGACGAACGCGGCAAGGCGCTGAAGAAGGTCGGCCCGACAGCGTTCGGGCAGCGGTGCAAGGCGGTGCTGTCCAACCGCTTCCCGGATCTCGCGCCGGAGGATCTGCGGGTGGTGGCGGATCCGGCAGCGTTCGCGGCCGACGATCGCGAAGACAATGAGCATGACTGGCTGCTGGCCTTCCAGGCGGCGATCGGCGTGCGCGTGCATCGTGCGAAATCGAACCGGGCGGCGCTGCGCAACGAGGCGATCTGGCGGGCACTGGACGCGCGCGGCGGCTATTCGATCGACGAGAGCTGCAAGCATCTGATCAAAGCGCACCTCGGCGGATACCGCTACCAGAAAGCGACGCTGCAGACGGGCGAGACGCGCGGCCATCTGGAGATCGCCGACACGATCTACACGCACGTTGCCGATGCCGAGCAATATGCGGCGCTGGAGGGCGAGCATGTCGTCTCCGGCCTGCGCGGCAAAAGCCCGCGCACGCGCGCAGTGCGCAACGACAGCGACTTCGACGTCCACCAGGGGGTGCGCTGATGAGCCCCCGGCACAGGAGCATGTGACCATGGCCATTCTCGGGAAGATCATCGCCGCGCCGCTCAAGGCGCTCGGCATCGTCTCGACCCCCGGCAAGGCGCCGTCGCCGCTGCCGTCGGTGACGCGCGACGATGCGGTCGCCCAGGTGGCGGCGGACGACGAGCTGCGGCGGCGCAAGGGCGGCGCGGCCGACATCATCACCGGAGCGACGGGTGCCGAGGCGCCGCTGACGGGTGGAAAACTGATCCTCGGCTGAAAGGACGCATGATGGGAACGGAACAGACGGGCGGCGACGCCATGGAGCAGGCGCGAAGGGCGTTCGACGCCGGGGCCGATGGGAGCAGCCAGACGGCGGCGAATGTCGCGGCGCTGCAGCAGCAGGTCGCAGACCTGATGGCGGAGCGGGACGCGGCGATCGCGCGCGCGGAGAAGGCCGAGGCTGGCGGGAAAAAAGCGAAGGCCAAGGTGGCGGAGCTGCCGGCCGAGAAGAAGCCGCGCACGCTGAAGGCGATCGACGATGACAAGGCGCTCGATCGCGACGCGCTGAAGGCGGCGATCGCCGGCGCCGAGACGGTCGAGATCGCCTTCGTCGGCAAGGGGGATCGCGAGGTGGCGGGGAGCCAGCCGCAGGCGATCGAGGGCGAGGTGTGGAAGGATCACCCGCGCGGGCTGATGCTCGACCAGCCGGTGACGCTGCACGGCCCCGCGCAGGGCGGCGCCGCCTATCAGGTCGCAGGCTATGCGCTGATCGTCGACGGCAAGCCGGTGGCGCGCACGATGCGGTCCGAACCGCTGATGATCGCGCCGGGTCAGACGGTGAAGCTCGAAAACGACATCCACTTCTAGGCCAGGGCGGGCGCGAGATCGGCGCGCCTCTCCGCTTAACACAAGGCAACAACCGAGATGGCCGACGACAAGCTGCAGGACGATGCGCTGGTGCAGGGGATCATGCGCGATCAGGCGCGCATGGAAGCCGAGCGCATGCCGTGGGAGAGTGTGTGGCGCGAGATTGACGAACGGGTGAACCCGCTCGGCGCCGGCGCCTTCACCGGCGGGAAAACCCCGGGCAGCGTGCGCGGCGCGGCGAATTACGACGTCACGGCCGTAGAGGGACTGGACCGGTTCGCGGCGGCGATGGCGGCGATCACGATCCCGCGGAACACCCAATATATCCGCCTGAAGTTCGGCGATGCCGACCTCGACAAGCTGCCGAACGTGCGGCGCTGGTGCGCGCAGACGGCGGACCGGCTGCACGCGATGCGTTATGCCCCGCACGCCGGCTTCCAGGTGCAGGGCGACGAGGATTTCCGCCAGCTCGGCACCTACGGCACGGGCGCGCTGTGGACGGGCGAGCGGCCGGGCCTCGGCCTGTTCTACAAGACGATCCACCTGAGCGAGATCTGGATCGACGAGGATTTCTCCGGCCGGGTCGATACCGTCCACCGCAAATATGAGCTGACGGCGCGGCAATGCGCGCAGCAGTTCGGCGAGGATGCGCTGACAGGCCGGATGCGCGATGCGCTGCGGCCGGGTGGCAATCCGGACGCCAAGTTCGAAATCTTGCACGTCGTGCGGCCGAACCGCGAGATCGAGCGGGAGGCGCTGGACTGGCGGCGCCTGCCGGTCGCAAGCATCCACGTCGCGATCGCGGACAAGGTGGTGCTGCGGCGCAAGGGCTTCCACTCGATGCCGATCAGCGTCAGCCGGCACGTGACCGGGCCCGGCGACAAATATGGGCAATCGCCGGCGATGAAGGTGCTGCCGTCGATCCGGACGCTGAACACGGTGGCGCACACGCTGCTGCGGGCGGCGCACAAGATCGTCGATCCGGCGCTCGCCTTCTATGACGATGACGGGATCAGCAGCATCATAACGCGGCCGGGCGGCATCACGCCCGGGCTGGTGAACGAACGTGGGCAGACGCTGATGGCGCGCGTGCCCGGGCCGGAGGGGAGCGACCTGCCGATCGGGCTGGAGATGATGGAAGGCGAGCGCCGCGTGGTGCGCACCGCCTTCCTCGAGGATTTCTTCAAGATCCTGACGGACCCGAGCGACCGAATGACGGCGACGCAGGTGATCGAGATGATCGGCAAGCAGGGCGTGCTCGTCGCGCCTTATGCCGGGCGATACGAAACCGAGAAGCAGAACCCGGTGACGCAGCGCGATCTGGAGCTCGCCATGCTGCGGGGGCAGGTCGAGCCGCTGCCAGAGGAGGCGCGCGAGGCGGGGGCGTGGCCGCAGACCGAATATGAAAACCCGCTGACACGCATGGCGCGGGCGGAGCGGGCTGCCGGCCTTGCGCGGTGGATCGAGGCGATGGCGCCGCTCGCCCAGGTCGATGACGGGGCGGTATTCGACCATATCGACACGGACGAGGCGGCGCCCGGGCTGGCCGACGTGCTCGGCGTGGATCCGCGCTGGGTGGCGACGCCCGACAAGGTCGCGGCGAAGCGGCAGGCGCGCGAGGACGCGAAGGCGGCGACGGCCGGCGTCGAGCAGCTGCAGGGCGCGGCATCGGCCTATGCGGATCTCGCCAAGGCCAACCAGATCAGCGAGGCGGCTTGATGGATCTGCAGGTCGATACATGCCCGCACAGTGGCTGCGTGCGCTTCTCGGCGGTGCCTGAACCTGACCCCGCGAGCACAGTCGCGTGGGCCGAACGAGTGCTGTTGAGCGATTACCAACAGGCTCGCGGCTACATCATGGTGGCGCCAGAGGCACTTCGTCGGCTGATTGCGGTTGCGAGGACAGGGTTGTGAGCGCGGCACAGATCAATGCGCTGCGCGTGCGATCGGTGAAGATCAGCCGCGCATTTAAAGCGTTGTTCAAGGGCGGGGTGCCGGTCAGCCGGTTCTACCGCTGGCTGTTCCATGTGGACGGCGAGCTGCGGCGCGACGGGCAGATCGTGCTCGCGGACCTGCGCGACTTCTGTTTCGCGGACCGGCCCACGTTCGACAGCGATGCGCTGGTGATGGCGCGGCGCGAGGGGCGGCGGGACGTGTTCCTGCGGATCACCAATTACCTCAACCTGGACGAGAGCGTCGTCCGGCAGCTCATGGAGATCGACGATGGCATTTGACGGCGGGGATGGCGGCGAGGGTGGCGACCTGGACGCGCTGCTGGGCGGGGCGGCGGCCGGGGATGGCGGCGCCGGCGGCGGCGCTGGCGGCGGCGGCGATGGCGGGGCGAGCGGCGACGGTGGTAGGCCGGCGGCGGACTGGCTGCAATCCTTCTCGGCCGATCCGGGTGACGAGAATGCGCCGTCGCACCGGGATTGGCTGGCCTCTAAGGGGTTCAAGTCGCTCGACGACGTCGCCAGGAGCTATCGCGAGACGGAGAAGGCGCTGCGCGGCAGCGGGCGTATCAGCGTGCCGGGGGAGGGCGCGAAGCCGGAGGAAATCGCCACGTTCCGCGAGGCGATCGGCGTGCCCAAGGAAGCGACGGCCTATGAAATCAAGGCGCCCGACGGCGTGAAGCTGAACGAGCCGTTGAACGATGCGCTGCGCGCCTCGGCGCTGAAGCATGGTGTGCCAAAGGGCGCGTTCGAGGGACTGGTGGGCGATTACATCCAGGCGCAGCTGGACGAGACGGCGGCCGAGACGCAGCGGCAGGATGGGCTGGCGGCGGCCAAGCTGAAGGAGTGGGGCGCCGGCCGCGACGAGAAGCTGGCGCAGGTGGAGGCGGCGTCTCGGGCGCTCGGCTTCACCAAGGCGGATCTCGGCGGGTTGCGTAACGCACTCGGCGCCGATCGCGCTCTCGATCTGTTGGCGAAGCTCGGCAACGGCATGGCCGAAGACACGCTGATCAACGGCGGGAAGGGGCGGTTCGGGATCACCAGCACCGAAGCGCGGGCAGAGATGGACCGGCTGAAGACGGATCCGGAGTTCCAGAAAAAGGTGATGGTGAAGGGATCGCCGGAGCGGATCCGGTGGGATCGGCTGAATGAGGCAGCAGCTGCCGCTGCTTGACAAAGCGAAGCGATCACCTGACCCGTCCTTCCGCCGAGACGTTTAGCTGAGCAGGAGAGTCGGATGCCGCCGCAGAAGGAAAATTCGGGTCAAGCTCTCGGATCGGCGGGCAGCGGAAAGGCTATCAACTCAGACGCACAGAAGGTGTGCGGCATCGTCATGCCCATTGCGGCCATGGGCGAGGAGTACTCTGAAGCGCATTGGGTTCGGGTTCGACGAATCCTCCAGAAGACGATTGAGAATGCTGGCATGCGCGCACAGCTTGTTTGGGAAAACCCTGAGGTAGATGTTATACAATCCGCCATCCTGCAAAATTTATATGAAAATGACGTAGTAATTTGCGACGTAAGCGGATTGAACTCCAACGTGATGTTGGAAGCAGGTCTGCGCCTATCAACAAAAAAGCCAACGATCATCGTGACCGACAAGGTGCACAAGCCTCCGTTCGATATCGGAAACGTCCGTTACATCGACTACCAAAGGGATCTTGAATTCAATGCCATTGAAGACTTCATGAGGCGTCTCGAAGATCGCATTCGAGAGGTTCAGGAAGCCGCGCAAAAAGGAACATATACCTCGTTTGTAGAAAATTTTCGATTTGAGACAGTATCGCCTCAAAGTGTCGAAGTGACAGCTAACGAGTTTTTGTTGGAGAAGATAGAGGCTCTTACCACTGCTGTTAGTCGGCTGGAGCGGTCACAGCGAAAGACTTCTTTTACGGCGCCGCGTCTAGTTCGTACGTTCTCGGGGCCTACGATCAATGATGAATTGAACGTCTTTAGTGATCGGAATCAGAGAGTAACCTTCGAGGCGCAGCTTGCAGACGACGTGGTCCCGGCGGTTGTTGCTGAAATCAGTGACATAGATGGCATAGCTTCAGAGGGGCAGTATGTATCTGATCGCACGTGGCTAATTAAGAACGTTGTTGATACTGCCAAAATTCCGATGGACACGGCGCGCAAGTTGATAAGTTCTAAAGTTGAACGCGGCGAAGAGTTGTCGAAGCACGTGTGGAACAATAGGCGGGATTCCTGACACTAGGCGAGCGATTAGGCAGGGTTCTTCAGCGAAGCCTGACGATTAAAGAATGAACAGGCTACGAAGTCTGTTCCTGTTCCGAACCAGACACCGCCGCTTCTAAAAGATGATTGATGAACATGTTTATCGCCGAACACATCTGCGAACTCTACTTCGCAGAAGGTGAACAGAGAAGTGTTCATGGTGTCGGCAAGCGCTTCGTCTAGAGAGTCCGGCTCTCCGGTTATGCTTGTCGATATCCTAAGCTTGCCTCCTGGAACAAGAAGTGTCTGGAAATTGAAGAACGGTTTCAGCACGGACAAATCTACATCTGCCAGAAGAACCGGAAAGCGGTGCGGGAACACCGCTCGTTTCACTGACCGGATGAAGGCGGGGGTCTTTCCATCATTGGTAATGGTTAATGCCACGGCAGTGAAGTCCGGGCCATGTGCCGACACGATCGGATCAGACGCGGAAAGATATGGCCGAAGTTCCCGTTTCGAGTTCAACTCAGCAAGTTCCACACTCCTCACAGCTGCCTCTGCAGAACGGTTGCCCGCCTCGACAGCAGCGATCGAATATGTGCCTGCTTCCTCCGCGGACTTCACCGCCGCGCGTGTAAGGAGCAAGTTGTAGATGAGGCCGCCGATACCGAGAAGCGACAGTACCGCTTGCACCATTGTCCAGTAAGCGGATCGATCTGCAGCATCTGCTGCCTTCCATTGGGCGCACAGGTCCGACCACCGGATGTCCTCGCCCGGTCGACACGCAAACGCGAGCCTGTCGTCTCTTGTTTCGGGGCGGGTCAGCATGGGCTTGGTTGTCGATGCTTGAGCGGACGTCAGTTCTTGCGCCTTGGGAACGCTGCCCCGCGGTGCGGCCATCCCGCAGATAAGAAGCGCCGCCATTGCGGCAGCACCGGAGTATTCGATTTTCATGCAGCTAGGCCCCCTCAACCCTTCTCATGCCCATTGACGAGCGAGTCGCGAAGTGGGATTTCACAGCCGCTTAGTGCCGGCCTAGCCTCGATACGCCCCGGTCCCCGCGCTGGAATGCGCCGCCGATCGCGGGCGTTAAACGATAGAGCGGCCGGGCGATTTCGCCCCCTAGCCCTTCGAAATCGGTCAGCCACCTTTTTCGATGGGGACAGTCATGTCCGACAACGTCAACACTACCGCACAGGTTCAGTACAACAACAACGTCGAGATGGTGCTGCAGCAGCAGCAGTCCCAGCTCGAATGGGCCGTCCAGGTTACGGATGACAGCGGCACCGAGCGGATCAAGGTCAAGGATCTGGTCGGCAACACGCTGCCCCAGGAGGCGGACGAGCGGCACGGCGACCTCAAGCAGACGAACGTCCCGCATGACGGCGTCTGGCTGAACAAGCCGAACGAGCTCTACTTCCTCGAATATGTCGATGGCGCCGACGAGATGGCTACCAAGATCAGCCTCGAAGGCGAATATACGATGGCCGCGGTCGGCACGATCAATCGTGCGCGCGATCACCGCATCCTCGAAGGCATCTACCGCCCGATCATCAGCGGCAAGGACGCGACGATCGTCACGCCGTTCCCGGCCGGGCAGATCGTACCGGTGACGGTGGGCGGCGCCGGCGGCGTGCCGCAGCGGTTCAATGTCGCCAAGCTGCGCGCGGCCGACAAGCTGCTGACGCAGGGCTTCGTCGACGTGAACGAAGAAAAGTTCATGGTAATCGACGCCGAGCAGAATGACGATCTGCTGAGCGAGGTGCCGGCGACGTCGTCCGACTTCAAGGGCGCGTTCGGCGGCGAGTTCGTCAACGGCAAGATCAAGCGGCTGCTCGGGTGGAATTTCATCCACATGGAGCTGCGCAACCCGATGCTGTTGACCTTCCAGCAGGGGCTGACGGTCGACGCGAACGGCTACACCAAGAACCCCTTCTGGGTCAAGTCGGGCGTGCGGCTCAACTATTGGCGGCGGCTGCGCACGGCGATCAAGGATCAGCCGAGCAAGGTGGACACCAAGTCCGTCTTCGCCGGCATGACCGGCGCCGCCACGCGCACGCAGGCCGGCAAGGTCGGCATCATCCTCAACAGCGAAGCGGCGTAAGGGCGGCGGGGCGGCCGATCGCGCCGCCCTGCTCCCTCGCGCGGGAGACGACACATGGCTGATTTCTACGCAAACGAGTTTGTCGGTGGGCCCGACGGCACGCAGAACCCGCCCAAGAAGCTGGACGGCCGCCTCGTCGGCGCCAAAAAGCGCCGCACGCGGGCACAGAAGCCGACAGCGCAGGCGTTCGCCGCGGGCGATCGTCTCTACATCGGCAAGATCCCGCAGGGCGCGTCGGTGCGCGGCTTCACGGGCATCACCAATACGTCATTCGGCACCACCACCGTCTCGATCGGCACGACCGCAAACCCGACCAAGTATGTCAACACGAAGACGCTGACGGCCTCGGATACGCCGACGGCGCTCGGCCCGAACGCGGCGACCTTCTTCCAGCCGCCGCTGACGGCGGACGAGGACATCTGGGTGACGTTCGGCACGGCGACGCTGAATGCCGGCTCCATCGCCGGTTTCGACCTCGAATATACGATCTCGACCTGATCCACCGATCCGCCGCGTCTGACCGCGGCGGCGACCAGTCCGGCCGATGCGCTGAGGGGCGCTCCGGCCGGGCGCCGGGGCGGCGAGCCGATCTCCGCCGCCCCGGCATCCCCTTCCTCTCCGGAGACAGGCAATGGCGACGGTCAAACTCACGACGGTTCGGGGCAAGCCCAACCTGAAGGATGTCGCGGTCAGCGCCGGCACGACGATCGCCGGCTCGGACGCGATGGAGCTGAACATAGACTTCACCAAGGCGACACGCGGCGACGTGCTGACGATGCTGGAGGCGATCCAGCAGAAGATCATCGCCTCGAAATGGCCGATGATCTGAGCGGCCGCGGGTGAGCAGCTACGTCGAAATCGCCAATCTGGCTGCGTCCAAGCTGGGCGCGGACGATCAGCTGCGCTCGCCCGACGACGACACGCATGTCGGCCGATCGGTGAAAGCCGTGTGGGACACCGTCCGGCGCGCCGCGATCCGCGATCACACGTGGAACTTCGCCGTGCAACGTCAGGGCCTGGCGGCACGCGCCGGCGCGCCGCCGCACCCGTGGTCCTTCGCCTATCCGTTGCCGGCAACGTCGCTGCGCCTGGTGGAAGTGCTGAACTGCCGCCGACGATCGGACTGGCAGCTGGAAGGGCGCGACATCCTGACGCACATGGCGGCGCCCCTCCACATCCGCTTCCTTACCGACGTGCGAGAAACGGCGCTGTGGGACGATGCCTTCGTAGAGGTGTTCGCCTGCCGGCTCGCCTTCCAGATCGCGATGCGGATTACGGGCGACCGCGGCATCAGGAACGACTGCTGGGCTGATTATCAGCAGGCGCTGGGCCGTGCGATCCGCGCGGACGCGCGCGAGAACCCGCCGCTGCGACCCGAGCCGACCGGATGGGAGCTGGCGCGTGGCTGGAGCGGTGAGCCGACGCGCTTCTCGCCCAACGGGGATCCGGTGACGTGACGCTGGCGCGGCCGATCGCGACGAGCTTCAACGGGGGCGAGCTGAGCCCGCGCATGGGCGGCCGCGTCGACACGGCGATCTACCCGGTCGGCGTGGAGACGTGCGAGAATTTCGTGCCCACGGTGGAAGGCGCCGCGGTGAAGCGGCCGGGCTTCGAATATATCCGCCCGTCACGCGTGACAGCGGGATGGCTCGCGGCCTTCCGGTTCAACCTGACGCAGCAGTATCTGCTGGAGTTTAGCGACGGGATCGTCCGGTTCTTCACGAACGGCGAGCGGATCGAGACGTCGCCGAATGTGCCGCTTGAGCTGGCGGTGCCCTACAGCGCGGCCGAAGCGCCGTTCATCTCGATGCAGCAGAGCTTCGACCGGCTCTATCTGGCGCACCCGGATCACCCACCGGCGGCGATCGTGCGGACGGGCGCGACGAGCTTCACCTACGAGGTGCTGGAGCTGCTGAACGGACCGTTCGCCGATCCGAATGGCGACGAGGCGGCGACCGTCGCCGTGAGCGACACGACCGGCACCGTGACCGTGACGGCAACGAAGCCGATCTTCGCCGCCGGAGACGTCGGCGCGTCGATCCGGATCGAGGCGCGAGACTTCTCCGACGTCACGGCATGGGATGCCGGGATGGACGGCGTGACGGTCGGGCAGCGGCGGCGGTCGGAGGGCAAGGTCTATGTGGCCGAGACACCCGGGCGGACCGGCACGATCCAGCCGATCCACACGTCCGGCAGTGAGTGGGACGGGTCGAACCAGGGCGAGGACATCAACGAGAAGGGTCCGTTCGGCGTCCGCTGGCGCTACCTGCACGATCGCTTCGGCCAAGGCCGGATCACCGCCGTCGCTTCCGACGGCATGTCGGCCACGGTCGAGGTGACGCGGCGACTGGCAGACAGCGTCAAGACGGTGGCGACGCATCGCTGGGCCAAGAGCATCTTCTCCGCCGCAGCCGGCTGGCCGAGCGTGGTGAAGGTGGCGTTCGGCCGGCTGCTGTTCTTCAAGGGCTTCGACGTCGTCGGGTCGGTTGCGGGGGATTATGGCGGCGGCCGGGTCAACTTCGCGACCACGACGAGCGCGGGGCTGATCGCCGCGGATCTCGGCTTCCGCCGCACATTGGCGACCGAGGATCCGGTGCTGTGGGTGGCGGGCGATCGCAAGCTGATCGTCGGCACTGCCTCGAAGGAGCTGGCGGTCGGTGCGATCAACAGCGGCGCGGCCGTGTCGGGGGACAATATCGCGGCAGATCCGCAGAGCTTCTACGGCAGCGAGCGGGTATGGCCGGCGCAGATCGGCACCTCGACGATCTTCGTGCAGCGTGGCGGACGCAAGCTGCGCGAGGCGCAATATGCGTTCGCGAACGATCGCTACGTTGCGGCGAACATGACCGTATGGTGCCGCCACGTCACCCGGAGCGGCATTCGCCAGTTCGCCTTCCAGGCCGAGCCGGAGGAGCTGCTGCTGGCGGTGCGCGCCGACGGGCAGATCGCGGTGCATCCGCACGCCCCCGAGCAGGAGATCAAGGGCTTCGCGCGGATCGTGCCCGGCGGCGGCGGCCGGATCCTCAGCGCCGTGACGATCGTCGGCGCCGATGGGCTGACCGATGAGCTGTGGTGCCTGATCGAGCGTGAGGGCGTGCGCAGTGTCGAGAAGATGGCGCCATGGCGAGACGAGGGCGATCCGCTGGAGAATGCCTTCTTCGTGGATGCCGGCGTGTCGGGGATTGCAGCGTCGGGCCAGACACACTTTGCCGGGCTGGCGCATCTGGCGGGCAAGCCGGTCGCCGTGCTGGCGGCGGGCGGCGTCGTGCAGAACATTACCGTCAATCCGGACGGGAGCATCGACCTGCCCGAGAATGCGGTGCCGGACGAGCGGCCGTTCAGGATCACGATCGGGCTTCGCTACGACGCGACACTGACGACGCTCCGCCCCGAGCTCCGCACGAACGGCGAGACGAGCCAGGGCAAGCGGCAACGGCTCGTCGGCATCGTGCTGCGCCTGCTCGACACGGTTGGCATCCGCGTCGGCGCGAAGGGCGGCAAGCTGGACGAGCTGATCGATCGCACCGGAAGCGATCGGATGGACGAGCCGGTGCCGCCGCTATCGGCGGACAGCGAGCGGTCGGTCTCGGGCGGATGGGATCGCCACGGTCAGGCGACGTTCGTCAGCTCGGATCCGCTGCCGGCAGTGATCGTCGCGGCGATGCCGAAAGTGGCGGTGGGATCGTGACGGTCGAGATCCGCCCGATGCGCCCGGAAGATGCGGTCGAGATCCGCCGGCAGGCGTCGCAGCGGGTGCAGATGGGCCTGAGCCGCGACATGACGCTGGCCGAGGCCGCAGAGCTCGTCGACGAAGGGGCGGCGCTGACCGCTTTCGTCGGTGCGCGGATCGTCGCCTGCTTCGGCATCCGCGAGACGTTTCCGGGCGCGCAGGGCGTCGCATGGGCCCTTCTCGCCGAAGGGCTGGGCGGCGCGCATCTCGCAGTCACGCGCGCGGCGCGGCGGCTGGTGATGCGTAGCCCGCTTGCCCGGATCGAGGCGATCGTGCGCGCCGACGTGGACGCAGAGGTCATTTGGGCGCGGCTGGTCGGCCTGACCGCGGCGCACGTGCTGCGAAAGTTCGGCGCGGCGTCCGAAGATCACATCCTGTTCGAGAGGATCCGCTAATGGCCGAGTTCGTCCAGGCGGCGGGCAAGATCGTCGGCGGCGTCGCGAGCTACGAGGCGGGCCGCTACAACAACCAGGTCGCGAAGACGGAGGCGATCGAGGCCGAGCGCGACGGCGTCGTCGAGGAAGCGCGGGTCCGCGAGGCGGCGCGGCTGGCGATCGGCGAGCAGGTTGCGGCGCAGGCGGGCAGCGGCTTCCAGCCGGGCACCGGATCTGCGCTGGAGGCGCTGACGCAGAGCCAGGTTAATGCGGTGCTCGATGCGATGACGTTGCGGCGGCAGGCGGCGGCGAAGGCGCGAGCAGCGCGCACGCAGGGGAAGATCGCTAAGGCGAGCGGGGAAAATGCGCTGGTCGCCGGGCTGCTCGGCGCGGCCTCGTCGGTTGCTGGTAGCCAGTCGGACTGGGCGGCGGCGCGGGCAGGCAGCAGCGCGGCGCGATCCTATGGCGGCTCGCCCGCTGCAGCTGCGCCGGGGCCGCGCTGATGGCCGTCGAGCGGGGCTATGAGCGGCAGGTGGCACCGGGCGGGACGGCCGGTCTGCCGAGCGCTGGAGCGGACGCGTTCGGCGCCGGGATCGGTCAGGCCGTGGCCGAGCTCGGCGGCACGCTGCACGAGGCGGAGGTCCGCGCGTTCCGCGTCGAGCGGCAACAGCGGGCCGACGCGGAGGCGGCGGACTTTGGCGCGCGCTTCGCGGCGGCGCGGGCCGAGGCGGACCGAGCGTCGATCGATGCGCGCGCGAACGCCGCGCCGGGTGGCGCCGGCCATGCGCAGGCAATGGCGAAATGGTGGGAGGATCGGCGGGCCAAGCTGCTCGACGGCATCACCGAAGATCGCGTGCGCAACTCGGCGACCGAGCAGCTGGCCGAGTTCGGCTCGCGGTTCGACGCGGCCGAGTATCAGTGGGAAAGCGGCACCCGGATCAAGAAGGTTGCGGAGGATCAGCAGCGGGCATCCGACTTCGGTGCGAACCGCGCGCGGCTGGCGCATGATCCGAAAAGCTACGGCGAGGAACTGAGCCTCGGGCGGCAGGCGATCGAGGCGATGACGGGCGTTCCGGCCGACGTCCGCGAGAAGCTGGTCCGCTACCACGATCAGACGGTGACGATCGGCTACCTCAACGGGCTGAACGACACCAACCCCGCGGGTGCCGTCGCAATGCTCGACAGTGGGGTTTTCGGCGACATCCTGTCTCCGGAGCAGATCGAGCAGGCACGGAACGGCGCGCAGGTCGAGGTGCGACGTGCAGAGGCGGCGACACAGGCGCGCGATGCCGTCGCCAAGGGGCAGGCGCGCGAGACGCTGGCGTTGCTGAAGGCGCGGCTCGACGCGGGCGAGGAAGTGCCGGATGGCGAACTCGTCGCCGGTGCTGGCCTTGCCACGGCGCTCGGCGATGCGAGCGGTGCCTACCAGCTGGCGGTCGAGCGGCAACGCGCGGGGGTCAATCGCGAAACGCAGGCGTGGACGCCGGCGGATTTCGAGCGGGAGACGGCGCGGCTGCGCGGCCTGGGCGATCGGCGCTCGCCCGCCGATGACGTCCGGCTCAAGCAGATCGAGGCGATCGCACCCAAGCGGACGGGCGAGTTCAACGCGGATCCGGGCAAGTGGGCGGCGGGGGCGGGCGCGCCGCCGCCGTCGCTGGAGGCGGGGCCGCAGGCGCGGACGAGCTGGGCGCGCGCAATCGAGGGAGCGACGGGCGAGGCGTTCGTGCCGCGGCTGACGCCAGCCGAGGCCGCACCGCTGGCGGAGCAGATCCGCACGGGCACGCCGGCGCAGCGTTACGAAGCGCTGCAGGCAGTTCGCCAATGGGGCGGGGACGTGCCCGCCGTAGTGCGGCAGGTCGCGGGTGGAGATCGCACCTTTGAGCTCGCCTCGCGGCTTGCCACGTCGGGCGATCCCGCTACCGCGCGAGATGCGCTGCTCGGCGTGGACGTGCCGGACGGCCAGCTATTCAAAACGCCGTCACCTGATGATCCCGACAAGCTCGTTGATCTGAACACGGCAGCAGTTGCTAGCGGGTTTCTGTCGGGCGCGCTTCGCCGGCTTGGCGGTAACTACATCGGCGGCCTGCAGGCTGCAGCGAGGAACATCTACAAGGCCCGCATGGCGCGGAACGCGCGCGTCGTCGGTGATCCTACCAGCTACCGCACTGCCCTGAACGCTGCGTTGGGCGGCGTCGTAGTCAATGGCGAGCGGCGCGGCGGCATGGGCGTGTGGAACGGCGCTCACGTCGTGCTGCCGTCGATGATGAGCCAGGCCGAGTTCGAGCGGAAGATGGCGCGTGCGAGCGGCGAGGCGATCGTCGCGGCGGCTGGCGGGATCGCGCCGGCCTGGTCGAACGGGGCGGGCTTCGTGCGGATGACGCCCGGGCAGCTGAAGGCGCTGACACCCGTGGCGCTGGCGGACGGCAGCTATGCGTTCGCGACGCCGCAGGGCGGATACGTCCAGAAGCTCGGGGGTGGAGAGTTCCGGCTGGACTGGCGGAAGCTGCCCTGATGCTCGGCGGACCGCTCGACATGATCGACGACGTCGACGTTCCCGGCCCTGCGGCGCAGGTGCCGGCGGACGTGCTGGCGGCGCAACCGGGGTTCCACGCGCCCGAGCGTGGGCTGGCGGAGCGGTTCACCGACCGCTTTCGCGATCTGTGGGATGGTCGCTCGCTCGGCATGTCGATCGGCCGCGCCGTCGCGCCGTCACTCAGCCCGGCTTACGATCCTTCCGGCAAGCTGACGCTGGATCAGCGCATCCAGCTGAAGCGCGAGCGACTGGCCGCGGAGGAACGCGAGCGGCGCGCGCAGGTCGACGCGCTCGACGCGGCGGATCCTGCGTGGAAGGCGGACGGATCGCTGGCGGGCAATCTCGCGCGCTCGGCCGCGGATCTGCTCGGCGCGATCGTCGGCGATGCGAACCCGACCTACGCGCTCGGGCCCGGCGAGACGCTGATCGGCCGGATGGCGGCACAGGCAGCGATCAACGCGGGCACCGATGCGGCGGCGCAGGGGCTGGATCTCGGCGCCGGCGTCACGGACGAGTATGACGTCGGCCGCACCGCGCTCAACTTCGTCGCCGGCGGGCTGATCCAGGGCGGCGGCGAGCTGGCGGGCGCGGCGGCAAGGCGCGCGCCTCAGCTGGGCAGCAAGGCTCTGGCCGCATTCGACGCGCAGGTCCGCGCGGCGTTCCCCGAGCGGGCCCGGTCGCGCGATGCAGCTTCGTTCGGCAAGGCGCTGCGCCGGTCGATCGAGGCTGGCACGATCGACGATCGCGCAGTGCTGGCGGAGGTGGACCGTGCTTTCCGCCCGGACAGCGACAATCCGACGCTGACCCCGTCCGAGCTGGAAGCGGCGGCGGTGCTGCGCGACGATGTCGAGCTGCGCGAGAGCAGTCCATTCGACGACACGCCCGACGGGGCCGCGCTTCACGCCTCGCGGATCGAGGCGATGGAGGAGATCCTGGACGGCGCCGGCGACGTCGCCCAGCTGCTGCCCGAGCCGAAGGCGGCCGAGCTGCCGATCGCGGCGAAGCTGAGCAGCGCGATCGAGGGCTGGGCCGAGAAGGTCATCACCGTCGAGAGCGGCGGCAACCCCAATGCGCGGGCGAAGACGTCGAGCGCTTCGGGCCTTGGCCAGTTCACGGACAGCACGTGGCTTGCCAGCTTCAAGCAGCACTTCGGGGCGGGTGGCCGCAGCGACGCGCAGATCCTCGCGCTGAAGACGGACGCGCGGACCGCGAGGCGGATGGTGCAGCTCGTCGGCGAAGATTACGACCGCGCCTTCGCGTCCGCCGGCGTGCAGTCGACCGACGGCAATCGCTACCTCGCCCACTTCTTCGGGCCGGAGAAGGCGATCCGGGTCATTCGCTCGGTGACGAGCGCGCCGGACACCCCGATCGAGCGGATCGTGGGTGAGAAGGCGGTGGCGGCAAACCGCGGCCTGCTTTCCGGCAAGACGACACGCGATCTGGTGCGGTGGGCCGACCGCAAGATGGGCGGTGCGGGCGAGGCAGCCGCGGCGGCCGAGCCGCTGCCAGCGCCACGAGTGCGCACCGAGCTGCTGGCAGAGGCACGAGAGCCAGTCATCGCTACGGTGCCTCAATCGGCGGCCGCCGATGACGGTTTGGGCCCTTCATCCGTGCTGATGTTCCAGGCCAAGACCGGAGAGCCGGGCGTCAGCATCGTTCGTGAAGGCGAGGATCTTGCTACCGCTGTGTGGCGAGACGAGAGCGGTCAAGCGCAGGGGGCTGTCCAACTCGCGCTCAGCGCCGAGGCGCGCGAGATCCACGAAGCGATTTTGACCTACGTTCGACCGGACTTCCGCAGGCAGGGGATCGCAACCAAGCTTTACGATGCACTCAGGGCAGAGGGTCTGCCGGTCGAGCGCGCCGCGGGCGCCGGCGATCTAACCCCGGATGGTGCGGCCTTCGTCAACGCCTGGCGGGGGGCGCGAGGAGAAATCGCAGATGCGCCTTCCCGTACGCCCGGGGCGCTCGCAGCTGGACAGGATCTAGGACGGCCGCGCGCCCGCCGCAAGGTCGAGCGGCAGGGGCCTGTCGACCTGCTGACGCAGATCGCGGACCGGGGCGGCCTGCGTGACGATGAGGGGCACGCGCTCGCCAAGGGCATGAACCTGCGCCGGATGATTCCCGGTGCCGGTCCGCTGCTGCGCAAGGCGGGGCAGAGCGTCGACGACCTTGGCGAGTGGCTGTGGGAGCAGAAGTGGTTCGGCGATCGCCGGCCGACCGAGCGCGAGGTGCTGGAGCTGCTGGAGCAGGCGAGCTTCGGTAAGGTCTATCACCCGGCCGAGCGCGAGCTGGTGCGCGAGGCGGACCGCGTCTCCTTCGCCGATCGCGCGGCCGATCCCGAATATACCGCGCAGCGCGATCAGCTGGCCGAGACGATGGAAGCGGCATGGGGCACGCGCTTCAGCGACGACGAAGCCGCGGCGCTGCTGGATGCGACGCTGGCGGGAGAGAGCCCCGACGATGCGGCGCTGGCAATCCTCAACGCCCGCTCAGCGCTGGCCGACGAGGATCTGGCGCTGGCAACGCCCGAGGCGATCGAAGGCGGCTATGCCCCGAACGATTACGTGCCGTTCGCCGACTTCGACGATCCGCACGGTCCCGGCTCGCTCGTCCAGGTGGAGAGCATCGGTCACGATCTCGCACCTTTGCGTGACGACGCCGAGAGCGACGCGCGCTTCGCCGTCGCCGGCATCGAAGGGGAGGGCGGCGCCACGCCGACCTATGAGGAGCTGTCCTCGATCTGGGACGAGCTCGACGCGGAAGATGCGGCGATCGCCGAGCTGAGGGGGTGTCTGTGAGTGCGCGGGCGTGCATCGTGGACCTGCAGGCGCAGGGCAAGATCGACAATGCGCGGGCAAAGCGCTTCCTGAAGATGCTCGACGAGCAGGAGGCGGCCTATGCCAAGCAATATGGTACCACGACCGCCGCAGCGCTGGCGAGCCGCGACGTCGTCGAGCGGCTGGAGAAGGAAGCGGCCGAGGCACGGCGGACCAAGTTCCTTCAGATCGGCCAGCAGCGGGCGATCCTCGAAGGGCTAACCAAGCACGTTGCCGAGGGCGGCCGGGCCGATCAGTATGCGATCGCGCTGTTCGACCATCACGAGCGCGTGCGCGGCGTCTCGTCGCTCGACAATCGGCGGGCGGCGGTGCGGATGCTGGCCTGGTCGAAGATGGGCGCCTTTCTGCGCCGGTTCGAGCGCGACCTGCTCGGCCGCGCGCGCAACCCCGCTGATCTCGAAAACCTCGTCCGATCTGCCTTTGGCGAGACGATCGACGATGCCGGCGCGCGCGAGCTGGCGGGCGCGTGGGGCACGACGAGCGAGTATCTGCGGCGCCGGTTCAACGCGGCGGGCGGCCATATCGGCAAACTCGACCGCTGGGGCTTGCCGCAGGCGCATGACAGCCTCGCGGTGCGCGGCGTCCCGCTTGACGCGTGGCGGGCCTTTATCGCGCCGCTGCTGGATCGCGAGCGGACGGTGGATGGGATCACGGGCAAGCCGTTCAGCGATGCCGAGCTCGGCGACGTGCTGGCCGAGGTCTATGACACGATCGTCAGCGACGGGCTGAACAAGGCCAAGCCCGGGCAGATGGTCGGCGCCAAGGTCGCGAACCGTCGCGCGGACAGCCGCTTCCTGCACTTCCGTGATGCGGATGCGTGGCTGGCCTATGCGGAGCGGTTCGGGACGGGAGATCCGTGGAACGCGATCGTCGGCCATATCGACGGCATGGCGCGCGACATCGCGTCGATGGAGATCCTCGGCCCCAATCCGGGGCTGACGGTGCGCTGGCTGGGCGACGTGCTGCGGCAGCAGGTGGCGCCGTCGCGTGAGCTGGCACCGAACGCGCGGGCGATGATGCGGGCAGCAGACGCGGCGCGCGAGACGGACCGGATGTGGCGGATGTATTCGGGCGAGCTGACGCGGCCGCACAACGGCACGACGGCGCGCGTCTTCTCCGGCATCCGCAACTGGAACGTGACGGCGAACCTCGGCGGCGCGTTCTTGTCGGCGATCACGACGGACCCGACGTTCCTGTCCATCACCGCCGCCTATAACGGCCTGTCCGCGACGCGCGGGCTGATGACCTATGCGAAGCTGCTCAACCCGGCGGACCGCACGCACCGGCGGATCGCGCTGGAGGCGGGGCTGGTGGTCAACGACATGACCAGCCGGGCCGAGCGGATGTGGCGGGAGGGCAATGCCGTCCCGTTCAACATGCACGAGTTGAGCCGCCGGCTGGCGGACAGCACGATGCGCCTGTCCGGCCTCGCCAGCCATACCGAGGCGATGAAGCAGGCGACCGGCCTCAACTTCATGATGGGCATGGCGAAGCGGGCGGGCCGATCGTTCGACCAGCTGGACGAGCCGTTCCAGCGAGCGCTGACGCGCTACGGCATCGGCGCGGCCGGCTGGGACAAGGCGCGGGCAACACCGCTGTTCGAGCAGGCGGGCGTGCGGCTGCTGCGGCCGGACGAGATGGCGGACGATCGCCTCGCGACGCTGTTCCTCGAGATGATCGACAGCGAGACGCGCTTCGCCACGCCGGGCGAGAGCCTGCGGGCGGGCACGATGCTGGCGATGGGCGGGCGGGGCACGTTCGGCGAGCGCGGCACGGTGCCGGGCGAGCTGCTGCACTCCATGACGCAGTATAAGAGCTATTCGATCATCGCGATGATGACGCAGTGGCAGCGCATCTTCTTCGGCGACGCGCCGGCCCGTAGCCGCAGCTATTATGCGAGTGGCCTTGTCAGCTTGCTGACGATCGGCGGCCTCGCGTCGCTGGTGTTCAAGGCGATCGCTGACGGCAAGGATCCGCCGCCGCTCGACGAGAAGACGATGGCGCGCGCCTTCATCCAGGGTGGCGGCGCCGGCATCCTAGGCGACTTCGTCAACAGCGGCGTTCAGGGGCAGTCGCGCACAGGCGGCGGGTTTGCGGGCTATCTGGCGGGCCCGACGATCGCCAACGTAATCGACCCGGCGCAGCGACTGGCGTTCGGCGTGCCCGGGGCGATCGGTGGCGACGAGCGGTCGAACCTCGGCCGGGAGGCGGAGCGGCTGTTCGAGAACAACCTGCCCGGATCCACGCTCTGGTATGCCCGCCTCGCAGCTCGCCGGCTGTGGCTCGACCGGATGCGCGAGGCGGCGGATCCGCAGGCGCATGCGAGCTGGCGGCGCCAGCAGCAGCGGCTGCGCAAGGATTACGGCCAAGCCTATTTCTGGCGTCCCGGTGAGACGGCACCGGACCGCGCCCCCGACTTCGATCCTTTGCTGGGAGGCAATCCATGACCGTCGCCGCGCTGCCGTCCACCGTCTCCTATCTGGAGAATGGCGACACGTTGAGTTTCGCCGTGCCGTTCCGGTTCCTCGACGGTGTGCTCACGGCCGAGCGGCGGATCGGAACGATCGTGACGCCGCTGGTGCCGGGGGTGGATTTCACCGCAACCGGGGGCGAGACGGACGCGGGCGGCACGCTGGAGCTGGCGGTGTCGTTCGCCGGGGCGACGCTCACGATCCGTCGCTGGACGCCGCGGGCGCAGGTGATGCGCTACACTACGAACGATCGCTTTCCGGCACGCAGCCATGAAGAAGCGCTCGATCGGCAAACGATGGTGCTCCAGGAGCTCGGCGACGGGCTGGACATGCTGGGCGGCCGGGCGATCCTGTCACCGCCTGGGGAAAGCGGGTTCACGCTGCCGCCGGTGGCGGAGCGGGCCGGCTATGCCGGCTGGGCGGCGGGACGGCTGGTTGGCGTGCCGGCGCCGGTGCCGGCGCTGCCCGGTGCGGCGATCGTCTGTGCGCTCCGCGCGCATCTGGCGGCGCTGATCGCGCCGATCGCGGGCCAGATCGTGTTCCTCGCGGAAGCACGTCGCGAGGGCCATTTCGTCACGCGGCAGGGCCTTCCCCCGTCCGATCCGCTGGAAGGCGTGTTCGTGCTCTCGGCCTATCCGGGCTGGTATTACGAGCGGATCCGCGATGGCGATTATGGCCGGCCCGAATGGTTCGGTGCGGTGCCCGGTGATGCGAGCAAGGCGGCGGACACGCTGGACGCGCTCGAAGCCTGCCACGCGCTCTGCCAGGACACGCTGCTCGACACCGGGATCTATTATATTTCGGACACGCTGGAATGGCGGATCGGCGATCGGCGGCTGATCGGCCGCGGCATGTCATACGGGTTCACCCGTTTCTCGCAGATCTGCCTGACGGGCACCAAGGCGCGGACGGCCACGATCTTCCAAATGGGGGGGAATAGCCCCGAGACGCTGGTGCGGGGCCAATATTGCAGCGACGTCGTGTTCATGCGGACCGGCACGACGGCGCCGTCGCAAACGGGCGACGCCGAGGATGCGGTGAAGGGCGTGCTGGCGCGGTTCACCACCAACAGTGAGATCCGTCGCTGCCGGGTGTTCAACTCCCCGGTCGGCTTCCACGTCCAGCTGACCGCGACATGCAATCTGATCGACTGCAATGCCCAGCCCGCGACGGACGAGACGGCGCAGTTCTCGATCGCCTTCATGTATGGCGGCTATCTGCCCTATCAGTATTGGCTGCCGAACAAGTTCGTCGGCAACAACGGCTCGCTCCGTGCCGAGGGCAATACCGCCTTCGAGTTCCCGGCCGCGGGTTGGTCGGCGCTGTCGCTCAACTACGGGCTGACCGCCGACGTGTGGCAGGAAAAGTTGGAGGGGGCGGTCTCCGGCGGGCACGGCATAGTCGTCCAGGGCATGACGAAGAACAGCAGCATCGCGTTCTTCACGGGCGCACCCGGTCCCTACGAGCTGCTGCCTGATGCGGGTTCGTCACAGGATCAGACGATCGGCAACTGCCGGGTCGACGGCTTCGCCGGCGTGGCATTCTTCTGCCACCACCTCAACCAGTTCGCCTCCATCAACATGCTCAACCCCTATGTGGCGTCGTGCGGCACGGCCTTTGCGAACAGCCAGTTTCAGGGACGATGGAGCGTGCTGCTGGGTGAGGCGCTGGCGAGCACCGACATGCAGGGCGGGCTGGACGTCTATGGCAGCGGCATCTTCTCGATGTGGGGCACGCTGCTGCGCGGCTTCGCGGTGCCGGTGCGCCTCAACGGGGCGATCGGTGCGAGGATCGAGCCGGAGATCTGGCAGATCAGCGGCAGCGTGAAGCCGGCCGCGATCGTGCTCATCAACTCGAACCGCAACATCCTGAAGCCCGTGATCCGCGGCATCGGCGCTCGGTTCACGGTCGGCATCGAGCTGGACGCGAACTGCGGGTTCAACTCGATCCATGGCGGCGGCATCGATCCGGGCGTGCTGGCGAGCGGCGACGCGGCGTTCAAGGTGCGGTTCAACGGCGCGGATGCGCGCGGAAACGCGGCGTTCCAGGCAGCGGGCAACGTGCTCGAAGGGGTGACGGGATGAGCGAACCGTCGCTCGGCGAAGCCGGCGGGCTGCTGGCGGGCGCGATCGCGCTGGCGGCTGCGGTCGGCAAGGGCGTCCAGTGGCTGCTGCAATGGGGCGAGCGGCGAGCGGAGCGGACCGCCAGCGTTCGCGAGGCCAAGCTGGCGCGGTGGCACAGCGAGCTGGAGGAGCGCGATCGCCGGATCGAGGGCAAGGAAGACGGCTATCTCGCGAAGGTCGAGCGCGCGATGCAGTCGTTCCAGCAGCAGCTCGATCAGCGATCGGCGGAGAACCAGGCGCTGCGGCTCGCCTTCGAGCTCGTCGCCGGCGCGCTGCGTGAGCGTGACCCGATGAACAGTGCGCTGAAGCGCGCCGAGCAGCTGCTCGCCACGGCATTCCCGCTCGACCCGATCATCCCCCCGACGATGGCCGCCGAGCTCGGCGCCATCGACGTCGCAGACAGGAGCTGAAGAATGGGCATGCTGAAGCGTTATGAGCGGCTGGAGGGCGTTGACCTCAAGCTGGCGGCGGCGATCCGGACGGGCGTTAGCCGGCTGACGTTCGACTGCACGGTCGCGGAGGGCGTGCGTTCGAAAGAGCAGATGTGGATCAACTACGGCAAGGGCCGGACCGCAGCCGAGTGTCGGGCCAAGGGCGTGCCTGAGAAGTATGCGATGCCGGGCGTAGCGAAGGTGACGTGGCTATCCAACCCGCTAGCCAGCAATCATGCGGACGGTCGCGCGGTCGACGTCTATCCGCTGGTGCGGGGCCAGCTGGCCAACACACGGGATCACCTGCCGTTGTTTCGCGCGCTCTACGAGGCGATCATGGCCGCGGGGCGGGAGGTCGGCGTGCGGCTGCGCTACGGCGGTGATTGGGACCAGGACGGCAAGCTATTCGAGAAGGGTGAGACGGACGCCGTCCATTTCGAGCGTGCGGCATGAACCAGGAGCGGCAGGCGCTGATCGCCTACCTCGCTACGTTGGCCTCGATCGTCGCTCTGACGGTCGGCGCGGTGGTCATCTGCATGAGCTTCGACGGCAGCGAAGCGCAGCTCGCCAAGGTGATCGCTGCGCTGGCTTTTCTGGGCGGTGCGACCACGGGGCTCATCGGAGTGATCGGCACATTTCGCCCGAAGGGTGCGCCGATCGCGACCACGCGAACGGGTGACGTCAACGTCGGAGAGGACAGCTGA